CAGATGAAGAAGAGTGGTCTAACTTCTAAAAAATAAGACCACATTAACTGGCTACCTAACTCCCCACCCCGACAGTGGCTACGGTTAGCCCCAGAACAGGAGACATTATGTCTGACCAAATCATGGCTGAAGAAATGCAGTCACCAAAAAAAGTAGCGTTTGCAAATCGTAAATACACTAACGAAGAAAAACGCAAGATGGAAGAAGAAGAACTAGAACAGCTAATGAAGGAACAACAGGGTGAGCCAGAAGCTACACCTGAACCAGAAGAAGCTGAACCAGCTAACGCAGAAGAAAAAACATTTAAGAAGCGTTACGGTGACTTGCGTAGACATATGCAGGATAAAGAAAAAGAGTTTCAAGACCAACTGAACGAATTAAAAAAACAGTTGACTGATGCTACTAAGAAGGAAATGAAACTGCCTAAGTCTGATGAAGACATTGAACAATGGGCAAAAGATTATCCTGATGTTGCAGCAATCGTAGAAACAATCGCAATGAAGAAAGCATCTGAGCAAGCTGCTGGTCTTGAAGAGCGAATGAAGATGATTGATGACATGCAACAGTCAGCATCAAAAGAAAAAGCAGAAGCAGAGTTGATGCGATTGCATCCTGACTTTGGCGACATTCGTGAGAGTGATGATTTCCACGAGTGGGCAGAAGAACAGCCAAAGTGGGTACAGACTGCTCTGTATGAGAATGACAATGATGCCCGTTCTGCAGCACGTGCGATTGATTTGTACAAAGCTGACCGTGGTATCACTGGCAAGAAAACAAAGGGCGATAAAGATGCAGCTAAGTCTGTATCAGCTAAAGATAGCCGCTCTAAGCCACAGGACAACGAAGCGTCAACGTACCTTCGTGAGTCACAAGTGCAGAAGATGTCTCCACAAGAGTACGAGTCACGTGCCGATGAAATCATGGAAGCTATCCGTTCTGGTAAGTTTATCTATGATATGTCAGGCTCTGCACGATAAAAAAATCTTGACAAGTAGTTATTCGTAAGTATAACTATAGTCAGATAAGTGTACCTGCATAGGCCATGTGGGTACACATCTTTCCGCAAACAACACAAGTCTTACGGATTACCTGATAACTTAGGCCCGTAGATTGTTTGGTAGGCCAATCAAGCAAGATACGCACCCTACAGGAATCAGCCTCTGCGAAGCCTGTGAGTTTGTACTTGTTCATGTAATAGCTAACATAGGAGTTGAAAAATGGCTTTTACTTCAGCTACTGGTTATGGGAATCTGCCTAATGGTAATTTCTCACCAGTCATCTACTCCAAACAGGTGCAACTTGCTTTCCGCAAGGCAGCTGTTTCGGAGGCAATCACTAACAATGATTACTTTGGCGAAATCGCTCAGATGGGCGACTCAGTTAAAATCATCAAAGAACCAGAAATCTCAGTACAGGCTTACGAGCGTGGTACACAGATTACTGCACAAGACCTTGATGATGAAGATTTCTCACTGACAATCGACAAAGCAAACTACTTTGCATTTAAAGTCGATGACATTGAGGAAGCACACTCACACGTTAACTTCCAGTCACTTGCATCAGACCGTGCTGCATACCGCTTGGCTGACCAGTTTGACCAAGACGTTCTTGGTTACCTAACAGGTTTCAAGCAGTCAGCAATCCACGGCACACCAGATACAGTTAACACAACTGTAAATGGTTCAAAAGCTGTTGCAACTGCAGGTTCAGATGAATTGCTTGCTTCAATGAAGCTAGATGCATCTGACTTTAACTCAGGTACTGCAGGTCAGGCGATTGCCTTGACTCCACGTGCTGGTGGTTCAACACCTCCAACTGCTGCTGGTGACGCTAACCCACTACAGGTTATCGCTCGCATGGCACGTCTGTTGGACCAGCAAAATGTTGACACACAAGGCCGTTGGTTGGTTCTTGACCCAGTGTTCATCGAATTGCTGAAAGACGAAGATTCACGTCTGTTTGATGCCGACTTCGGTGGTTCTGGTCTACAGAACGGTCAGTTGTCTAACAACATTCATGGCTTCACAATCTACCAGTCAAACAATCTTCCTGCTGTTGGTACAGGTCCATCATTCGCTGGTGCGAACTCATCAACAAACTACGGCATGATTGTAGCTGGTCATTCGTCTGCAGTAGCAACTGCTGAACAAATCAACAAGACAGAAACATACCGTGACCCAGACAGCTTCGCTGACATCGTTCGTGGTATGCACCTTTACGGTCGTAAGATTCTACGTCCTGAAGGTCTTGTTAACGCTAAGTACCACTTGGCATAGTAAGAGGAGATTGAAACAATGGCTGCAATTCGCACACCTTACGTTCTTGACGCAACTCTTACAGCAGTTGACGACATGGACTCAACAGGCACTAAAACTGCCATCACAATTCCTGCAAACTCACAAGTTATCGCTGCTGGCGTAGAGGTAACTGAAGCATTGGCTGGCGCAACTGCATTGACTTTCGATGTAGGTTACGGCACTGACGATGATGAGTTCGTAGCAGGTTACGCAATGGCTGGTAAAGCTGTTGGTGCAGTAGCACCTTCACTTGCTGGCATCATGACAGTCGGTTCATCAACCGACACTGTTGACGTTACTGTTGACACTCTAACAGGTACAGCAACTGCTGGTAAAATCCGTGTTTGGGCTGTCGTAGTTCCAGTTGACGGTGTACCGGGTGCTGATGAAGTAGACCGTGATGCACTTGCCTAAGTAGCACACTGAGGGGGCAGGGCAACTTGCCCCTTCTATCTCTTATTAAGGAATTATAGATGGCGTACGATTATCTAGGTTTGACAAACGAAACATTGAACCGTTTCAATGAAGTGGAACTTACGGGTGCTAGTTTTGCAAACGCTCGTGGTTTTCAGGTTCAGTGTAAGAACGCTGTCAACGAAGCCATCAACTATATTAACCAACGTGAGTTTGGCTGGCCTTTTACTCATGCCGCCCAGACTGAAACACTTGTAGCAGGTACAACACGTTACAATATCCCAGCTACAGCTACTCATGTTGATTATGAAACCTTCCGCATTTCTCGTGACCAGTCACTAGGTGTGGATGGTACTACATTAAAAGTATTAGATTATAAAGAATATATTGACAGGTATGTTGACCAAGAGTCTACTTCAGACGTTGGTGGCGTACCTATTTATGTATTCAGAACTCCTGATAATAACTTTGGTTTATATCCATATCCTGATAAAGCATACGAATTAAAGTTTGATTATTTTGATAAGCCTACGCAACTTTCAAGTGCGACTGATGCACCTGCTATTCCTGAACAGTTTAGACAGGTAATCGTAGATGGCGCAACAGCGTATGGCTACCAGTATCGTGGTGAAGCACAACAGTACGGCATTAACTTTGCCCGTTTTGAAGATGGCATTAAGCATATGCAGTCTATTCTTCTTAACCGCAGTTACTATGTGCGTTCAACCTACATTCCATATTCACAGCGTTCAGGTGTTAAAGTAGGGTCGTTCTAATGGCTGATGAATCAGGACTAAGCCCATACGTCTTTGGTTGTTCTGGTGGATTGGTACTTGACCGTTCTACATTTGATATGCAACCGGGTATGGCACTCGAACTAGAAAACTTTGAGCCTGACACCAAAGGTGGATACAGACGTATCAATGGCTACGAAAAATGGAATAGTAATATTGTTCCACAGACATCTGCATCTACAGAAGAAGTATTGATGTCAGCTTACTTCGATGGCAACATTATTGCTGCTAGAGGTGAGAAAGTATTCAAGGGCGGCACTACTGGTTCATGGACAGAGATTGATAGTGGCAGAACAAGTGCAAAAAAGTACACACACTTTAGATATAACTTGGGTGGTACGGATTACATTGTTTGGGCTGATGGGGCTAATAACGCTACTAAGTACGATGGTACTACCGTTACTGACCTAAATGCTACTGGCGCACCTGCTGACCCACAGTATGTGGTTGGACACAAAGATACACTGTTCTTTGCAGGTATGTCATCAACACCACAAGAAGTAGTATTTACCGCACCCTTTACAGATGATGACTTTAGTACAGGTAATGGTGCAGGTAGCATCAAAGTAGATAGCAATATCACTGGCTTGTTTCCTTTCCGTGACCAGTTGTATATCTTCTGTGAAGAACGCATCTTCCGTTTGCAAGGCAACTCTATTGCAGACTTTGTGTTACAGCCTGTTACTCGTGAGATTGGATGTGTAAACGGATTTACCATTCAGGAATTTGCAGGTGACCTTATCTTTTTAGGACCAGACGGACTGCGTACAGTTGCTGGTACTGAAAGAATCGGTGACGTGGAACTTGGTACAATTAGTCGTGCTGTACAGGAACGCTTTGAAGGTCTGATTGACGTAGATGAGTTTGACAGTGTAGTTATCCCAGATAAGACACAGTATCGTATCTTCTTTGTGGATAGCCAAGACAGACAACGTGCAGTCACTAAAGGTATTATCTGTGTTCGCAAAGGCGACACATATGAGTTTGGTGAAACAAAAGGTATTCAGCCAGCTTGTACTGATTTTATTACAGCCTCTGGTGAAACATTTATTTTACATGGTGGCTTTGATGGTTACGTGTATCGTCAGGAAAAAGGCAATGACTTTGACGGTAACACAATCATCGGACGTTATCGTTCACCTGACTTGACAATGGGTGATGCTGGTATCCGTAAGAACTTCCAGCGTGTTATCATTAACTATGCACCTACAGGTACAGTAAACTCAGACTTGTTCTTACGTTATGATTATGAAGCACCTGACGTACCCCGTCCTGCGGCATATCCATTTGACAGTAGCCGTGTTGTGGCTATTTATGGAACATCAACTTATGGTACAGCCACATATGGTGGTCAGTCTAACCCACTTGTAAGACAGCCCGTAGAGGGTAGTGGATTTGCATTGGCTATGCGTGTTGTGGACAACGCAGTATCAGCCCCATATACGCTGAAGGGTTTTCAGCTAGAATTTGACGCAGCAGCTAGGAGATAAGTATGGCTGGTTATACTAGACAATCGACATACACTGACGGTGATATTATCAATGCTGCCGACAGTAATGATGAGTTTGACCAACTCGTATCGGCATTTGCTAATACTACAGGTCACGCTCACGATGGCACAGCAGGTGAAGGTCCAGTCATTGGATTGATTGGTGACCCCGGTGCTGCCACACCTAAGAACAAGATTGTCGTAGATGATACAAACAATCAAGTAGAAATCAGTATTGATGTATCAGGTACATCTACTGAACAGTTTGTAATCAAAGACGGTGTAATCGAGCCTACAACAACTAACGATGTTGACTTAGGTACATCTTCTAAGAAATTTAAAGATGCATACTTTGCAGGTGATGTAACAGTAGACGGTGATATTACTCTTGGCGGTAACATTACTGTTGGTGATGCTAACACTGATAGCGTTACATTCAATGCAGATGTAGACAGTAACCTTGTCCCCAACACAGACAATACTTACGACTTAGGTAGTGCTAGTAAGGAATGGCGTAACCTCTATGTGGATGGCACGGCAAATATTGATAGCCTTGTTGCAGATACGGCTGACATTAATGGCGGTACGATTGACGGTGCGACTATTGGCGGTACAACGGCTGGTGCTATTACTGGTACTACTATTACTGGTACTTCACTTGTAGGTCCAGTAACAGGTAACGTCACTGGCAACGTGACAGGCAATGTAACTGGTAATGTCACAGGTGACCTCACTGGTGCTGTAACAGGTAATGTAACAGGTAATGTGACTGGCAACCTTACTGGTAATGTCACAGGCAATGTAACGGGTGACGTTACAGGTAATGCTGACACAGCTACTGCACTAGAGACTGCACGTAACTTCTCATTGACAGGTGATGTCACTGCTACTGCAGTATCTTTCGATGGCTCTGGTAACGTGGCTCTGAGTGGCTCTTTGGCTGCTGGTGTGGTAGATACAGCGGAACTTGCTGCAGATGCTGTCACAACAGCTAAAATCGC